TCTAAGAAGTGGGGCTAGGCTTCTTAGTTACTTTATAGTTTTTATCTTGAGTTCCTGATCTGTTACTTTCTAATCTTTAACAGATGCATATATTGTATCACGTTTTTTTCTTCCTGTCAAGTGTTTTCTTACATTGTTACAACTTTATTTTCCCTAATAGAATAAAGTATTACTTTTATATAGTCATCTTTTTTTATACTTATAAGTTCCCTTTTCAAGGTGTACGTGATCTCCTCTGGTATTTAGTTATATTTTATAACGTTTATCATTACGTGACAGTAACTTACAAGTACTTACAAGTAAATACTTTGAAGGTCTAATCTGTCCCTAATTAGGTCTATTTTACCTTTTTGTAGACGTTGTAGGCTCCTACAAAGATTTCCTACGATCCCCTACCCCTCCCCCCCATGTCTTACAAGCCTTACAAGAAACTTACTCCGTGACTACGTCACTAAAGATAACTAACCAGTTAGTACATAGGTTGTCTGATGTCTGATGAGTAAACCTTACATGAAACTTACGTGAAACAATTCCGTGAAACATTACAGTAAACTTACAAGATACTTTCGTGAAACATTATCGTCAAACAATAGAATGTGAAAGGCATTGTAGGACCCTATAACGACAACCTATAACACCTGCCTACAAAGCATACCTTACAAGAACTTACAAGTTTGCTTTACATATCTTTACCTGACATACAGTGTCATACAGTATTGACGATACGTTTAAAGGCTATACAATACATCCATGCCAACGCAATAGTGCAAGGCACAAACCAGCCGCAAGGCGTAAAGGAACACACACCATGACAATCGAGCGAACATTCCAAGGCGCATATCGTATCAGTGCAATCGTCAATGGCTATCTTGTGTCCAAACAGTACATGGGATACACAAAGAAAGAAGCAATCCAAGCCTTTAAAGAATTTACAAAACAAGGGTAAACACCTATTCACACGGTCCTGCAAAGGCCTACAATGAAACCATCAACAAAGGAGCACATCATGCAAACAATCTTTAAGTATCACGAAACATTCAAGACATGGTACTATAGCGACGACGGCGGACTGTCTTGGTATCTTGTCTAACCTAAAAGGAACTAACACCATGCGAATCACCTCTACAATCATCACCGCTGCAGCATCCCTCGCAAGTCTAACAGTAGCTATCATGCACGGTATCTGGCCCTTGTATGGTCTTGCTGTCGTATGTCTGGGTTTGTCTGTGGCTTGCTTTCTTGACCTTGAGTAACAACCATTACGTAGAGTGACACCAGGAGTAAATAAAATGTCTTACGATGCTTTTAAAATTGCTAAAGAACTGAACTCTACTGCTTTGGGCGAAGCTTACTACGGAAATTCTTTGTACGTAGCTCGTGATCTCCCTTGCATAACGCATAACGATATTCAATGTATTAATCGTTGGCTAAACGGTACAAATACAGTCTCTGACGGGTGGAGATTGCAGGAAATATCTTCTTATATAAAAGAATGGGCCTGTAAGTGACCTTGTACTGTGTAGGGTTTTATCAGTAAGATAGAATCCTATGCAGTGCACTGTTAACGCACTAGCTCCCACCTGAGAGGGTCAGGTAACAAACCATTGGAGTCTTTATCATGGCAATCGTCCAAACTCTTGACAAGTATCAATTCGAGCAGGCTTTTAAAGCTATTCGACCGGACAACTTTAGCTATCAAGGGCTTAGTGTCTTGTTTGACTACTTCGAAGAATACAGTGAGGACACTGGCGAACCTTTTGAGCTTGACGTAATCGCTATCTGCTGCGACTACACAGAAGCCACGTGGGAAGAGATCGCTAATTATTACCGCATTGATTTGGATCACTGTGAAGATGATGAAGAACGTTATGAGGCTGTCTTGGAGTACTTGCAGGACAACACCCAGGTGATTGAGCTGGGTGACGATGAGTCCTTTATCTATGCTACTTTTTGAGGTACTGACCATGTATACAGTACAATTCCGTTCTAGTGGCATCGTAGCTGCACGCTTCCAAGACAGGGCAGCGGCTAAGCATTGGTTAGACTGTAACGATTACTCCGACGATAAGCCTGTTATTGATCCTGACACTGGTGAAGTTACAGGATGGTCTAAGGGTGATTGTCTGAATCTGTTCAAGATTGCTAAAGAAAGTAAATAACCATGTCCTGGCCTTTTAAGTACGTTAACGGCGTACAAACACCTGAATCTGTACTGTTAGAAGGTAACCCTATACAGTACGTTCCAAACATTCCATTGATTGAGGATGCATTGTTATGATTACAATCCCTTATTACATTGAAGACAAAGAAGCAGGTATTCCATTATTCATTGATGCCGATATTGTAGACTTTGAAGATGGAGATATCCCAGAGATTATTATCACCAACATAACAGACGATAATGGTAGGCATATTAATATGCATATTTTATCTGACTGGTATATTAAATATTTAAAGAATATTATATTCACTGATTGGTCTAATAATGGATGACTCTATCGAATCTGTGCTCTTGGTTGTCTTCATCCTGGTAGTGTATGCTATCATGGGATACCTTGACCACTGAGCACTGCGTTGACATTACATAAGAACCCTTCTAGGAAGGCTTTAAAGGCCCCTAGAAGGCGTTAAAATCAACATTTGATACCCTAGTTAGGGTAAGGAGCTAAAATGCGTTGTAGCTGCTGTGACTCAAAACTGACAGACTATGAGACAACACTTAAACATGCTGTAACTGGAGCATATTTGGATACGTGCTTAGAATGTTTATCTGATATTGCCAAAGAAGTTCCTATGCCTGTTAAAGGACGTAAGGATTTATTGGTTAATGTACAAGATACAGATAATAATGACGAACTTGAAGGATTATCAGGTATAAATGATATTGATGGTACATAATACTTAAAAGACTTATATGTTATATAAGTAACATAAATATAAATATACTATTATAAGTATATATTATATGTCTCTTTAATGTTACTTATATAATGTCTTAGGTACTTTAAAGTATCTTATATGTTACTTATAAGTATAGCAAGAAGTGTGCCAACGGAGTGACAACGGAGTGACAACGTAGTGTACAAAGATTGACATTAGAGGCTTAATGTCTAACATTTCGTACATTTGTTGTCTATGTTCAATAATCAACGTTAAAAGGATTTAAAATGTCAGAACATTATGATCTTGAAGAAGCCCATTATTGGTGGTCTATTAACGAAGTATGTGAACTTATACGTCAATATGGGTACACTAAAGTACTAATGGATATTGATAAAGCTTTAAAGTCTGAGGACTTAGAAGCTGAATTGTATAAAGTTGTAACAGAGGATTGACAGGTATGTTATTGTCTGTTATCCTGATTGTCTTAACTCTTGTGAAGGTGTTACTAAAATGAAGTTTTGTCTAGACATGACTCTAGAGAATCAAGCAGTGTCTGTAGAGTTCTATTGGTACGGTAACGATGAAGATAGTGAACCTGATTGGAATACAATGGAGGTGATTGCTCTACTGCCCTCTGCAGGTGCTAATCTGGAGGCTAAACATCTTGTAAAAATCACTGATCTATTGAATTACGATCAATGGCACAAGATCGAGACAGAAATCTATTTGAACGAAGATAAACTCAAAAGACAGGCACAAGAAAATGACTATTGACACAAAACACATTGAAGCACTCAGTGTCGTAGACACATCAAAGGTGCGGGTATGACTTCACAGTTTAACAGCGGTTCCCGTTTTCTTAAACACCTCCAATGTGAGCACTGCGGAAGTACTGACGGTAATTCGCTCTATGATGACGGACATACACACTGCTTTGTGTGTGGTAAAACTGAGTTTGAACACCAGATAGAGGAAAGGTCTGTAATGCGTGACGCTGTAGCGCCATCAAAGAAACCTGTTGAGATCAAAGGAACAATTAAATCAATCCCAGATCGAGGGATTACCCAACAAACATGTGAGAAATACGGAGTTACTCAAGATGAAGGAAAACATTATTACCCTTACCATGACTCAGAAGGACTTCTGGTTGCTGTCAAAACAAGATCCGTTGAAAGCAAGTCTTTTGCAATTGGTGGCAGCTTTAATAGAGCAGGGTTGTTCGGTCAAAGTCTCTTTCATGGATCAGGAAAATATGTAACTATTTACGAAGGGGAACTTGATGCGCTTGCAGGCTATCAACTTACAGGCAGTCAGTGGCCTTCTGTCAGTATTAGAAACGGAGCACAAGCAGCTCTAAAGGACTGTAAAGCTCAATACGAATGGCTCAATAGCTTCGAGAACATCGTTATCTGCTTCGATGCTGATGAGCCTGGACAGAAAGCAGCTAAGGAAGTAGCTGAACTGTTCGGGCAGAAAGCTAAGATTGTTAAACACAAATCAGGATACAAAGATGCGTGTGAATATCTACAAAGTGGTGCAACAAAAGAGTTTGTTAATGAGTGGTGGCGAGCTGAAACGTATATCCCTGATGGTATCGTTAACGCCGCTGATCTCTGGGAGGAAATCTGTACTCCAGAGCCTGCTGCGGAGGCTCAGTACCCTTGGAAAGGGTTGAATAAGCTTTTGTATGGTCTTCGCAAGGCTGAATTGATTACGGTCACTGCAGGTTCAGGATTGGGTAAGAGTCAATTCCTACGTGAGATTCTGTACTCTTTGTTGAAAACCACAGACTGGAAGATCGGTGGTCTTTTCTTGGAGGAATCTACACGAAAGACAGCACGGAGTATCATGTCGCTACATGCTAACAAGCTGTTACATTTGCCTGATACACCAGTAACTGAACAGGAGTTGAAGGAGGCTTTTGATGCTACATTGGGTACGAATAGGGTATTTCTGTTTGACCACTTTGGCAGCAGTGATGTTGATAATATCGCCAATAGGATCAGGTATATGGCGAAAGCTTGTGATTGTCGCGTCATCTTCTTGGATCACATCAGTATCGTTGTATCTGGTCTCGATAATGGTGATGAGCGTAAAGCTATCGACAACATGATGACAAAATTGCGTACACTGGTACAGGAACTGGAAGTTACCTTGATCTGTGTATCGCACCTACGGAGGCCACAAGGAAATGCAGGACACGAAGATGGACAAGCAG